TTTTTCATTTTATTTCTATCTAAATATTATAACTAATTTTTATACATATATTTATTTTTTTCGATAACTGATAAATAGCATTTATATATATTAATGCAAGTGAATACATAAAAATAGTTTCTTTTAAAATCAATGACTTAACAAAAAAGATATATATAATTTTTATACATAGTTTTAAAATCGGGCAATTTTTAATATTTGTTTGCATATATAATAAACGATTTGAATACATAATTATTACAAGTTATTTAATTTTATTCTCATATTATATATACGACACACAAGCCAAAAAGTTCCAAAAAATATAAATGAATTAGTACATATAAATAATATATGTATAAATTAGTTATATTATTGAAAGTATTGGGAAAATGTATTTTAAGAAATAAATTAGATGGGTGTGTTTGAAAGTTTATGAAGTGTAAACTAGATGAATAGAAATTATATATAAAAATTATATGTATTATTATCTTGACAAAATGTCTTAAATATGATAATGCAACTATGTTCTTGGTTTGTTCCATCTGCAAGGACTAGGTAGGCTAGACCCACCCCCACCCCCCACCCACATATATAGCAATGCCATACAAAATGGACAAGTTAGGGTGTTAACCAGTAGCTGGCCCGCTTGGAAGTTGACTGCAATGTATAGGGAAATATTGGGAGAGACTTAAAATGTTAACCAGTACCTTGCCCACTGCAAGTACAGGGTCGGGTGTTGTCGGTTCTGTGTTAACTTGTTATATTTATATAGTGTATACTAGGTATATAACCGCCCCCAGGGGGACTAATATTATTATACACCCTAATAACGGTTTTGTCAATAATTATTTTTATTATTTTTTTCTTGACAATTTGTTAACTAGATGGTATAATAGGGGTATATGAGTTTTTTACAAACAACAGATAAACAAAGAAAAAGAAAACTAACAGAAAAGCAAGAGAAGTTTTTGTCAGCTCTTGCTGGCGAAGCCAATGGAGATGCACGAAAAGCCTTAACGGTAGCAGGATATGAACAAACATCATACTATGCTGTTCTAGACTCCCTAAAAGAAGAGGTAGTAGATGTTGCAAATAGCATACTTGCTCACAGTGCTCCCAAAGCGGCGGCTAAACTAGTAGATGTTCTTGAGAGTGACGCTCCCATACCACAAGTCGGTGCTAAGTTACAAGCCGCCCAAACTTTATTAGATAGAGTTGGCATCAGTAAAAGAGAAAGAGTTGACGTTAACCATAGTGTTACAGGTGGTATTTTTTTATTACCAGACAAAGAAGACATAAAAATTATAGATGGAGAAGTAGAAGACAATGGCACTGAAGCGTAGAACAACTTCAACAATACCATTTGGTTATAAAGAATCAGAAGAAGTCCAAGGATTTCTAGAACCTATCCCTGAACAACTCGAAGCGTTAGAAGAAGTTAAAGGTTACATACTAAACGGCTCTCTATCTCTTCGAGGGGCTGCAGAACAACTACAATATAAAACAGGTAGAGGTATGTCAGCAGTAGGATTAAAGAAGATTGTAGACAAAGAACGAAGCAAGAACGGATTATTATCAAAGCATGGAAGAACCGCCTAAGAAAAAAAGAGGTAGACCAAAGGGTTCTAGTAGTCCAAGGCATCTAACTCGAGAGCATCAAGCACGATTACAAGCAGCTCGTGAGTTGAAAGCTAAAAAGAAAAAGATAGAAAAGCTAGAAGTAAAGCTATCACAAGAGCGTGGTAAGTTAAAAAACAAAAAAGAAGCTTTAACTTCGCCTGTTCTTACAGATACTACAAAAGAAAACTTACCTACAAAGGTAAAAGAGTTTATAGATGAGAACAAAGAGTCTATTGTTTTTAAACCAAACAGTGGACCACAAACAGATTTCTTAGCTGCACCAGAGCAAGATGTGTTATATGGTGGAGCTGCAGGTGGTGGTAAGTCATATGCAATGCTAGTTGACCCACTACGGTTTATGCACAGACCAAGCCACAGAGCTTTATTACTTAGAAGGTCTATGCCAGAACTACGAGAGCTTATAGATAAATCAAGAGAACTTTATCCAAAAGCTTTTACTGGGGCAAAGTTTAGAGAAGTAGAAAAGATTTGGAGATTTCCAAGCGGAGCTATGCTTGAGTTTGGATACCTAGACAGAGATGCTGATGTATATAGGTATCAAGGACAAGCTTATAGCTGGATTGGAATAGACGAGCTAACTCAGTATCCGACTGAGTTTCCACTTCAGTACTTGCAATCACGATTGAGAACAACTGACCCAGAGATTAGAACTTATATTCGGTGTACTGCAAACCCTGGAGGAGTCGGCGGAAAATGGGTAAAAAAGAGATATCTTGACCCATCGCCACCTAATGAAGCTTTTAAAGGTTCAGATGGACTAACTCGTAAGTTTATACCTGCAAGACTAGAAGATAACCCTTATCTTGCAGAAGATGGTAGATACGAACAGATGTTAGCATCACTACCACCAGTACAAAGAAAACAGTTAATGGAAGGTAACTGGGATGTTGCGGAAGGTGCAGCCTTCGCAGAGTTTGATACTGAGAAACATATTATACCTCCATTCCAAATACCTTATCACTGGATGAGGTACAAAGGTATTGACTACGGTTATGCAGCAGAGTCAGCTTGTATATGGGCTACTATTGACCCAGAAGATGATACAATTATAATTTATAGAGAGTTGTATCAAAAAGGATTAACAGGTGAAGACCTTGCAGAAGTTATAACTGAAATGGAAAAAGATGAACGCAAAAGTATACAAGGTGTTCTTGATACTGCAGCGTGGAACAGAACAGGAACAACAGGTCCTACAGTTGGTGAAACTTTAGTAAGAGCTGGACATAAACTTAGACCAGCAGATAAAAATAGAATACAAGGTAAAATACAAATACACGAAAAGTTAAAACCAAACAATAGCACAGGTAGACCAAGATTACAGATTATGTCTAACTGTGTAAATTTAATTAGAGAGTTACAAAGTATCCCTTGTGACCCTAATAGACCTGAAGATGTTGATACAAAAGCATCTGACCATGCATATGATGCATTAAGATATCTAATTATGTCTAGACCTAGAATGCCTAGTACATTTAGAGAGATGGGCGATATAAAACGATTTACACCTAGTGACCCAACATTTGGATATTGATATGCCAACATATACATTTAGAAATAAAAAAACAAAAGAAGTTTACGATATAGTTATGTCGTACGAAGATTTATTAAAATATAGAAAAAAACGAAACGTAGAACAAGTATTCCAACCTTATAAGGTATTTCGTTTAAATGACATGGGCGGCCCAGAAGATAGTTTTAGAGAGTGGTGCTTACAAGACTCAAAAGATATAGATACGAGTAAATCATTTAATTTTAGAAATAGTAAAGAGGAGTACTTATTTGGTAATGAAGAAGATAAATAGTAAGAATTGTTTAGAAGGTAAGACTGTTAAAATAGGTTATTCAGATGTTGAACTAAAGGTACAAGCACCTGAGTTTAAAAAATCTAATATGACAGACTGTTATGGTCAATATACTCAAAGAGAGAACATGATTGAGATACAGCCTGGACTTTCTGATATAGACGAAGCAAATACATTAATACACGAGATAGTTCACGCCTGTGTTTATATCTCGTCACTTAATACAGATGGGCAACCACTATCTAGCGATAACGACGAAGAAGTAGTAGTAAATAGCCTATCTAATCATTTAATTCAAGTTTTAAGAGATAATAAATGGTTATTACCATATTTATCGAAAAAATTACTTGACAAACCTAAATAATGACTGTATAATAGAATACAGGGATATACACAATATTAAGGGGAACTATGGTAGATTATACACAAGATAACACACAAGACGAACCAATGTCAGCAGAAGATATGGAAAAAGAGCAGGAAAAGTCTAAACTTTCCTCTTATATCTATAGAAAATTTTATGACTGTGAAACTGCTCGTAGGAGTGATGAAGACAGATGGTTAGAAGCTTACCACAATTATCGTGGCAGATATTATAAAAATGTTAAATTTAGAGACCATGAAAAGTCTAGGGTCTTTGTAAAAGTAACACAACCTAAAGTATTAGCAGCTTACGGACAAATTACGGATGTTCTGTTTTCTGCCAACAAGTTTCCCATCTCCGTAGAAGAAACTAAAATACCAGAAGGTGTAGCAACTTTTGCACATCTCAATCCCCTAAAAGAGCAGCTAGGTGACGGTCTTCAGCAACCCGACCCAACTATCGAAGGAAATATGGGAATGGGTACAGAGACTCCTGCCCCAACACCAATGGCTACTCCAATTGGTTTTGAAGGGGATGGGAAAGCCTTAGAGCCTGGAACTACGTTTGAATCTTTAAATGAAGATTTTTTAGCGTCTCTTAAGAAAGAGTATGAAGGTGCAGATTTACAAGAAGGTCCTGCACCTATGCCAAATATGGCTCAAATAAAACCAGCTCAAATAGCAGCTAGGAGAATGGAAAGACTTATTCACGATGAGATAGAAGAATCTAACGGCTCTAGTGAATTAAGAAATGCGATATTTGAATCAGTATTATTAGGAACTGGAATTGTAAAAGGTCCTTTTACCTTTCATAAAACACTACATGTATACGATAAGAATGAAGAAGGTTTTAGACAATACAATCCAAAACAAGTAAAAGTTCCAAAGTTAGAACATGTAAGTCTTTGGGATTTTTATCCAGACCCTAATGCAACAAGTATTGAAGAATGTGAGTTCACAATTCAGCGACATAAATTTAATAGAAATCAATTAAGGAAT